AACAAGGTTCATACTTAACAGCTACTATCTTGTCATCCTTTTCATAGAAAGCTACACCCTTGATGAGAAAATCATCTGACTTTTTAGAATTTAATTTAATAACCTCATAGATTGGCGGGGCTTCACAGCCATTCCACGTAAAATTGCGCGTGTCCTTGAGTTCAAAATCATCAAAAAAGTATTTATAGCCAGCCAGATAAGTGCCCAGCAATGGGCTTGGAACAAGGTAACTATTTATGTAGATATCTTTAATCTCACAGTCAAGATATTTAGTGAATAATTCTAATTCAAAAGTAGCGGGCGGTCTCTCGACTGAGGTCACGTCTATACTCTTATTAAAAATTTCAGGCAATGACTTATTCCACCTAACTACATCTTTGGTCTTTGAAGTTTCTTTATCTTTGGAAGCTGCTTCAAAAGTACCATCCTTACCTTTACAGTGAGCCTTGGCGTCGTTCGCGTTCCAGACTTTCTTTGGGTATCTCATTGCTTGCAGTTCTGACTTTCCTTCTTTAATTCCGAATATGAAATCAATACATTTATTATTACTTTTTTGATAACAATTTTTTCTAGCAAATCTGTCGTACTTGTCGGGATTCTGCAGCCGGCAGGCGTGCTCGTTGGGGTAAGGTTTCTCTATTGTTTCTTTCTCTACTGCCTCTTCTTTTTCTTCAGGCTCCTCTGGCTCTTCCGTTGACTCTTCAGCTTGAGGCAGTGCCTCGTTGCTACTCTCGCCCTCGCCGCAACAGCCGCCCTCTTTCTTAATCCACTCATCAATTTTTCCGCCTATCTGTTTCTCTTCTTTCTCATTCAGACCTTTGGCTACTGTCAAAGCTTCGGCGTTTGCGGGAACCGCCACTGACGATATTTCCAGTAGTTCGTTCTTGTCTTTCTCTTCCTTGCCGGGAATGAACCCAACGCTCCAGGCTTTTAACATTGGCGGCACAGATTCATACATCGCCTTTATCTCCCTGGCTAACGGCGTTAGATTATGAAAAAATGGCTCGAAGATAAGTCTTTTATCCTCTACCCTGATATTTTTCGCTATGCCGATGGTAAGCTGCGGGCGATAATCGTGCCCCGCCTGTAAGACTGGATTTTTCTTGTAGTTTTTCAGATTCCAGTTACCTACTTTAAGACTGTCGCCAACCCTATCCTCATCCTCAGTGGAGGCAATAGCGACCATCTTCCCGTCTATCACCTGGGTCAACGCTTCTAGATTTTTTTTATCCATATGATTTTTATTAATTAATGTAGCCTCCCGGCGTTTTTCAAATATGTTATTCTATTAAAATAGGCGCTGTATGACACCTGCACATCGGGTGTAAAGGCGGGTATTCAGTGGTGCCGTAATCCAAGTCCATTCTTCCGCCCTCCGCTCCCGTAGCGGTGTCGCCTTCCTTAAAAAAGCTGTCCTTTAGGTCAACTATCTTGCCAGCCATCGGCGCACAGAACTCGCAGGCATCTGGCTCTACCAGCCACTCCTTTGCCTCGACGACGCCGGAGTCCTCGTATGCCTGCTGAGCGGCTGCGTTGTTGTACCTGATTGATTCTGTTCTTGCTATCCTCTCTGACCTGAACGTTTCCGCGTTGTCAAAAATCCTGTTCACTCTTTCTTTCAAGTCAGGGATGCCTTCGTCCAGCCTTAATCCTTCGCTTATCTGATTCTTGATGGCGATGTTCGTGGTGGTTGTGGCTGCCTTGGCGAACTTCCTGCAGTCCGACTTCAACAGCTTCTGTATCTCGGGGGTGGTCGTGTCCATCGTCATCTCGACGTCCAAAAACTCGAACGTCTTGTCAGCCGATTCCTTGAATAGCTCCTCTAATACAGGCAGAACAATAACTACTGTCCTCTCTGCCTCCTTGGTCTTATCCAGTTGTAACTTGGCCACGTCGATTTTTTTCTCCACCGCTTTGCTCTCTTTCAGCTTCGCCAAAACTGCTTTCCTCTGTTCTTTAAATATTTGTTTCTGTTTGTTTCTTACCAAGGCGACGTACTTCCTGAATATCTCATCTTTTGCCAGCCAAAATATCTGTTTCTTGTGATTGTCCCACTGTTTATCGTCGCCGTCGTTCTTCAACTCCTTGCGCAACATGTCTTTCACTTTCTCTTTGACTTCCTCCTTTTTTTCTTCTATCTTTTTATCTTGCTTAAACTTCTTGACGCTCCTGGCTTTCAGCTGCTTGAACCGCTCACCTGGTATGACGTTAAGCTCCTTTTTCTTTTTCACTTTCAGTTTGGGCGGAGCCAGCATTTTTTCGGCATTGCCAATCGAGGTAAGATTAAACGGCAGGTAAATCTCGTCACCGTTGTCAATCGGCGGGAGGTCTTCCTTGTCACGAACTTCGTTTATTGTCATCCACTGGTTGACAGCTTTTGAGTAGTAGTTGAGCTTGGCCTCTTCGTCCTCTGGTATCGGATTAACAAAATCTAAATATAAGTTCTCACTGTTTGTAAAAAGCGGAAGGAAAAATTCGTTGAACATCTGAATAATCCTCTCCATCTTCGGCTGGATTGTCCACCTGGCGAATACGTACTGGGCAACTTTTGCCGAGGCAAAGTTCACTCCTTCCGTCTGCGCCACTATTGCCTTCGGGACACGGAATATGCCGAATATCTTGTCGCGGGTGAACTTCTGCTGTTCGTTGAAATCCATGTCCTTCTGATTGACGGCGAACTTGTCCAGCTTCATGTTACCGAACAAAACCATTAGTTTGTGCGACTTCTCGACTCCCTCGTATTCTTCCTTGATGCTCTGTTTCAAAACCTTCTTCTGCTGGTCGGTCATCTGCGGTTGGTCAACCGTCAAGATAGAATCAGGCCTTGCCGCGTTCTTGAAAAAGTTCCTGTTCCAAATCTCAGCGTAGTTGTCGATGTCGACCGTCCTAGCTGCTGCCTCCAAAGTGCCTAGTCCCCTGAACGGCCTGGCCGGATTGGGAAACTTTAGGAAGATGAGGTCTTCGGGTGGTATGAAAATCTTTTTGCCCCTTCCAACATCGTAATCGTAGCCCCTGATAATCTTCTCCTTGTCTGCCAATGGAGTAATCCTATCAGGCCTCAAAAAGTAGATGTCTGTGACGCCCTGGCTGTCTCTTTCCAGGAACAGCGGCGCCTCGCCCGTCAGCTCCAGGTATGCCCCAACCAACCAAAAAAGGTCGAACTTCGTGGTAAAATCGTTGACCTTGTACAGCACGTCCAGAATAGGACTTTCTTTTATCTCTTCTACTTTGTCCTTGTTCCTCTTGTAGAGTTTGAGCTCAATTTTGGCCAGCTCGTCGGCGATTGCCGACACGCAGGCAAAAGTCCAGCCTTTCATTTCTGTCAGGAGTTCGGTCTTTTTCGAATAGCCCATCTCGTACTGCCCGTAGCCGTACATCTCCATTCCCGTCGGGGTTTGGGTCGTTGTCTTGCCTATAAAGGCGTTAAAAAGGTCTTTAAAATAGCCCATAAAACAAAAAACACCTAAAGTTGATTCAATAAATTGGTTCGTAAACCTTTAGGTGTTTATCGGCTCCTGACTTCGTGAAATCAGGCGTGCCTGGCTCCGTAAAACTGGGCACGTCACCTGTTATAACGTTCCGTAACAAATTGTAACGGATTATCTGCTTATATTATACACTATCTCGGAGGGAAAGTCAAGTTCTCTCAGGTCTATTCAGTATCTTCTCGATATTTTCCTTGTTCACTATCATCAAAGTGTCGCCCCGATACTTCACATTGCACCGTTTGCATTGGTACATTTTCTTGCTGTTCAAAGCAGGCTTGTCAGTCTTGGTCACAATCATATTGCAGGACTTCCGCGGACAGTACCAAATGTATTCTATCTTACCCATTTTTAATCTCCTTAATAAGTGCCTGATATTGATATATAGATAGTTTAACATCATGTTCTTCTTTTACTTGTTTGTATCTTTTTTCCGCTTCCCTCTTGCGCTCTACTGGGTCCATAAACCTCTCGATATCCTCCGGCGTCTTGGCCACTGGTAGCCCCAGCGCCCAGGAGATGGCCGTCTTGTTTTCGCTCTTGTACTTCCACTTGCCAACATCGGACTGCGGGTTGAGGACAAAGTCTCCTTTCACGGCTTCCCTAATCAGATTATCCCAGCCAAAATGTATTGTATCATATTTCAGCCGCTTCTCAAAACCCACGGGCGGCAGATAGCCGCTATTAGAGATGACCAGTAACTCCAGTCTGTGTTGAATTAAAAACTTGATAGTTTCGTCCAGCCTGACAAAGTTGTTGCTGTAGCCAAACCAGACGACCTTCTCCGCCCTCCCCTCGTGCACCTTGGTCGACTTAAATAATTCCAGGTCAACCCTGTCAGGAACATAGACCACGGGCTTCTCAGTGAACCTGCCGACCTCTTCGGTCAGCGCCTCTGTCGCACAAGTGACGGCATCGACCTCCTCAATCATCTCCTTAGTCCGGTAACCCCAATGCAAGTAATCTGCGTCGCATAAGTCCAATATCTTAACCCCTTTAAAAAGTTTGGCGTGCTCCGGCCAGTACGCCTTCTCGTAGATTATAAATGAATATTCTTGACCATACCTAAATTCTTCTACATCAGGCCAATGGTTAAGCAACCAATCACATCTAATTGTAGAGCTGCCAACTTGAAGCTTACCTTCGATTTTTCTAAACGGGAGAATAGCCCCTTTTAATTTATTTTCCATAGTAACTTTATTTATTATAAAACAACGCCACAATCTTCCTCAACCATTCGGCTTAAAACATATTTCCAATCCTTAGTGGGTTTCCACTTTAGTATTCTCTCTGCTTTTGAATAATCACCGCATAAATAATCCACTTCATTGGGTCTTATTTGCCTCTTATCAAATCTTACATAATTTTTATAGTCTAAATCCACACACTTAAAACAGAATTTAACCATATCTCTTATACTATTAGTCTCATCCGTTGCTAAAACAAAATCGTCTGGTTTATCTTGTTGCAACATCAACCACATTCCATATACATATTCAGGCGCCCATCCAATATCTCTCTTTGCCTCTAAATTGCCGAGACACAGTTTCTTCTGCTTACCATCCAAAATCTTCCTCAGGCCTATGGTTATCTTTCTGGTAACAAAGTTCTCGCCCCGCCTCGGGCTCTCGTGGTTAAATAAGATACCACAGCAAATAAACATGCCATAGGCCTTACGGTAAATGCCGCAAATCCTGTGCGCGTAGAGCTTGGCCGCCCCGTAGGGACTGACCGGGTTGAAGGGAGTGTCCTCGTTCTGGGGAGCCTGTTTCGGGTCTCCGCTGTACATCTCAGAAGTAGAGGCCTGGTAAATCTTGGCGTCCAGGTTTAGAATCTTGACCGCCTCCAACAGATTCAAGACCCCAAGGCCTGCGACTTCCGATGTGTACAGCGGCGTCTCGTAGGAAATCGCCACGTGGCTCTGCGCCCCCAGGTTGTAAATCTCGTTTGGCTTGACCTTCTTTAAAATATTCACAATCGAGACGTAGTCGGTCAGGTCGCCGTAGTGGAGGTGTAATCGTTTTTCCCGCTCCTCCTCAGAATACAAATGCTCGATTCTCTGGCGATTAAAGGTCGAAGCGCGACGCACCTGCCCGTGAACCTCATAGCCCTTTTTCAAAAGCAGTTCCGCCAGATATGAACCGTCTTGTCCCGTGATTCCAGTTATAAACGCTTTCTTCATATTTTCCTTATAAATTCTATTAAGGCTAAATGTAAGAGGCTGATTCTCCTGCCGTTGCCGTACTTCTTGCCCAATTCCCTGTACCATTCTTCCGTCGTCTGTTCCTGTCTCTTGACTTTCTTCTTCTGGTACTTCACATAGTCCTTCTTACCGCGCCACTTCCCGTTTCTCCTGACGGTTCTACGGAACTGCGCGGTATATTTTCCGCTCTTCACGTACTTGGAACTCCTGTTCATTTTCCCGCTGTGGCTCATTTTATTGCTCTCACCGTTAGATTATATTTCGAGTCATGGACGCTGTGCTCGGACTGTTTAATCTCCTCTACGTTTCTGAATCCAGCTCTCTCCAGCCACAGCTTCAGCAGGTAGAAATTGAACTGGTACCTCAGCCCCTTGCCATCCTGCTTGTTGTCGCCAAACAGGCTGCGAACCACAATCTCGGAGTTCCTTATGTCCTTGTTGTATTCCTTTATCTGTTTGTCTAAGTCGACGGTCTCAATTATAAGAACGCCCTCGTCTCTAAGAAAATCCCACCACAGCTTCAAGGTGTCCAGTAGTTGAGTCTCCGGGACGCACATCAGACTGTGCGCCGAGTAAATCTCGTTAACCTTTTTTGTGCCAATACGCCACCTGACCTTATCTAAGATTGTAATATCATCTTTGACATCAACCTTATCAGTATACAAATCAACATTGACGTAGCCTTCCAGATAATTTTTCCCGCATCCTAAGTTTAGACGTATCATACTATTTATTGTCCTTTATGTGAGACGACACCTCCCTGACGATGTCTTTGGACATCGCCTTAAGAATGTTCGGCATCTCACTCTGGTTCCACTTGGTGAGGTGGTTCCTGATTATCTTCAGCAGGTACTTTTCATAAATCTTCCTCTCCAGCGGTGTGACTTCTGTCTTTTTCATATTTTAAAATTTTTAGTCGTTCCGTGCTTTTTATGGTAACTAATTATGTCCTCCATTAGCTTGCGCCACTGCTTCCTGTATCTCTCGCCGTCGAACAGCTCGTAGGCGGTCTTCTTGCCGTTCTGCCCGATTCTAATAGCCTCACCGTAGTTCTTAATCAGACCCTGTATCACCTTGGCCACATAGTCGGGGTTCCTCCTGGTAATTATGGCATTCTCGCCGTTCTTCAGGAACGTCTCCGCGTCCTGATTGGCCGTGCTGATGACGCAACAGCCGCTGAACATCGCCTCCGTCCTCGCCCTCGGCATCGGGCTCTGTCTCGTCGGGTTGAAGTAGATGAGGCTCCTCCCCAAGAAGTTCCTGTAGTCGTCCCACCTCTTGAAGACGGTGTCGACCGCGATGTGACAGTGAATAGTGTCAGTATCCTGCAACTTCTCCTTAACCGTGTTCAGAAACAACCTGTCGTAGTACCTGTCCAGTCCGCCCGGGCTGACAAAGGTCACCGCCCGTGGCTCCTTCGGCAGGTCTCTCCATTCATCCCTGTCCAGTCCGTGCCAAATGGGAATGCCGTGACTCCACTGCTTGGCCGCCGTCTTGGAGTTGGTCACCATCACGTTGTTGCCGATTATCTTCTTGCACTCCTCAATCAGCTTGCTGGACATGCCGACCTGGTCTTCCGTATAGCCCATCTTCTCGTGGTTCTCCTTGGTGATGTCGCAGAAAAACTCCTCCGGATAATAGGGCGTCCCGTGCATAATCACGATTTTGGGTATATCCGTGATGACCTCGTTCAGCTCCCTGTAAAGCGAGCCCTTGCCCGCGAGCCACAACTGCTCGACGAGACACTGCTGGTCTAAATGCAACAAAGCTAAATCATACTTCCCCTTCTCGTAGAATGGAACTCTGTCTATGTTAAACTTCTTGGCGAAGTCGCCCCTGACGCCTTTTGAGTAAGGTCGCCGGCACTGCTCCAGCCAAGTCCATCTTGTTTCGGGTATTTTCGCCAACTCGTACTGATGGGCAAGGTGCCACGAGTGGTTAAATATTCTTATTTCTCTCATATTAATCTATCTTTATAATATACTCGCACTCCGGGCACTCATAGTACTCTTTTTCTTTATCGGTTTTTTTCTTGCCCATCCTTACTCTACAGAACGGACATCTTCTCATTTTCATAATTATTTTTTTTCTACTCTTATTAATCTACCCACTACAAACTCTTAAATTTTTAGGCATACACTTACAAGGAAATTTATAAGTATGACCATCCCATTTTTTAGTCCCAAATCTAACTGACTTCTTGTCTGGAATAACAGATACACCACATTCAGCACATACTTCAGGATGGACTAATACATTTTTCCATTTAGTCTTATCTTTTTTCTTTCCGATTATTCGACCTATCTTAGTATCAATTTTAAACCACTCTTTAGTTCTAGGATTTCTTAGTTGCACCCTATCTTTTATTATTTTTAATTTCATAATCATTTTTTAATAAACCAGAACCAGTG